CCTATCTAGGTAATACAATTTTCTTTTATGTCGGGGCGTAGCGCAGCCTGGTAGCGTACTTGCATGGGGTGCAAGTGGTCGGAGGTTCAAATCCTCTCGCCCCGACCAATAAACGTTAGTGTGTGGCGGTAGCGCCTACTAACAAATTTTCCAAAAAACGATTTGGACACTAATTGGACACTAATCGGCGCTCGGTAGGCTCTGGCATTTTTGGCGATTTACCTTACTATTTATGTAGCTATGCAGTTGTTCATCTGTCCAAAAAGATGATCTTCCGATCTTCAAAGGTTTTGGAAAATCTCCTCTAGCAATTAAATTCCAGAATGTTGATTTGGAGACGGGGAGAACTTTCAAAATCTGAGGCAAACGGACTAGGCAAAGGCTGGTGTTATTTTCTTGCATTGGGTTCTCCTTAACTTATAGATTTGGTTTTAATAACTTAATGAAAGCATTGCGGATGGCTCTGATCTTTGAGTATCCAAATGATCGATAAAGCCAATAGAGTCTGAGGACAGTCATAGACCCCCTTGTCTCATGCACAAACCCAATTCAGGTTCTACAACCGTTTGTGTGGCATTGATTGCCTTGATGATTGTTCTTTGATCTTTTATTGCCAAGATATAGCCAATACAAAAAGCAATTGAGATCATGCCAATGATGGTGATACGTTTCATGAATAAGCTCCCGAAGATATATTTAAGTTTCAATAGATCTTAAAATATATCAATTGATATTGATAAGGTCAATATCAAAAAAAGACCCTGTTGTGATTAGTTGTATTGGTTTAATACAGTTGCACGCGAACAAGGTCCTTTAACTGAGGCCTATCTTGAAGTTGTCTTAACTCAAGGCTTATAAATTTTTATCATTCTTTTCCTGCTCTTTTCGAAAGAATGTCATTTCTCTCTATGAACTGAATGAGATTGAAGGTTGAGTTATGAAGATTCTTTAGAAACTTGAGGATCTCTTGGTTCTCAGTCCAACCATTCAAATAAATTTCTATTCCGGGAGTTTTGATTCCATAGCTAATAAAGAACTCAATCCAATATGAATCATCTTCACGGATATGGCATTTGGTGGAAATAAAGGATTGAAGGTCAGGGTGGAACTGAGCTTCTTTCAATGAATCTTTGATCGGAGAATCTAAGGTCTTTGATTGATAAGGAAAAATTGAATCTTTTTCGTCATTAGGGTCAATGTACATGAGGGTCATAGTGGGGTCCTTTGGTGAATGAGGCCCCCTTGTAGCAAATTCAAACTACCAAAGTCAATAGATAGCTGACCACAAGACTAATATTTTTTTAGTTAGCGTACTCGACCTGAGTAGATAACTCTACCAATGATCTGTTTGAGGTTGTCTATACGAATCATTCTAGGAGTGAAATCTGGATTGATGGCCCAAAGGTAAGGGCTGGTCTCATCAATTTTTAAACGTCTGAACAAAAACTTATTCTCAGATGTTTTAAAAATAACATCATCACCATGTTTAATTTTTTTTGATGGATCTACGTAGATGATGTCACCGTCAAAATAGCCATGCTCTGCAGCCATGGCCTCACCCACAACATTCACTGCAAAAGTCTGGGCGCCAAATACTGTCGGACAGTACGTGGATTCTGAAAACTTAGATCCTGAATATGCCGAGATGTTTTCCCAAGCCAAAAGAGGCACCATGCCAGGAGAAACTTTTTTTCGTGCAAGCTTGGGTTCTGGGTTTTGATCCAACCACCCATAAGGTAAGTTGAGTCTCTCTTCAATATTGCGAGCTGACTTCTCACCAAGATTTCTAAACCCCGTTAACCAATGGCTGACCTGTCCTGGATTTACTTGGACGATATTGGCAAAAGAAATCTGACTGTCTGAAAAATTTTCAGACAGTAGAAGCCTTAGCCGCTCAACGCGTGTGGAATTTATTGGTTTTGTCATTTATGTCAACTCTATACACATGATATCAAAATGGGTTTGACTCTATCAATATCAATTGATAGATTCTTATCTTTTGCTATTTGTTTATTAAAAAAAGAGACACGTATAGCTGAACAAAAAATGTTCATTGGTCCGTGGACCGGCTTGAGTCAGAAATAACTTTCGTCGTAGAACTTGAGCTACAAAAATTACTAATTGAACGGAGCGAGGGAAATATGTCGTATTTAGGGAGTAATTTTTTCTGTGAAAAATATCATAACAAAATGGACTTTGTAGTCCATCATTTTTTTAACAGTAGGGGTATTTAATGCCCCAAATTCAGTTAACTAAAAATCCATCCGGAGCAAGCATTACAAGGGATGCAGCACAAGTGAGGGCATCTATTGAGCGAGCCTTTTATGAGCTTGGTGAAAGTTATATATCTGACAAAATGGGAGAGACTCCAAGCAAGGTACTTCACTTTATGGAGCACGGAATTCAGTCAGTTTCATTACTTTTGGCAATCTGCCAATTGAAAGTCGTTTCTAAAGACGAGCGCTGCTATCCACAGTCTTATATAGATGCTCTTCATCAGATAGTTTCTGAGGGCATTAAAAGAGAGAGCCGGCAATGAACTACTACGAGCATCACATTGGTGATTACGCTGAGGCCACGGCACATCTGAGCTTCTTGGAGGATGCTGCCTACAGTAGGCTAATACGCAAATACTATGCAACAGAAAAACCATTGCCCAAAGACCCTAAGGTTGTGCAAAGACTCATCCTTGCCAGAAGCAAAGATGAAAAAGACGCGGTTCAATCGGTTTTAAATGAGTTCTTTGTTTTAAAGCCTGATGGCTGGCATCAAGATCGTTGTGATCATGAGATAGCACGCTACAAAGATAAGCAAGCCAAGGCTAGGCGTAGCGCAGAAGCAAGGTGGAGTAATTGCAGGACCAAATGCGATGAAGATGCTACTGAATGTCATGATGCAATGCCACCGCAATGCGAACGCATTACTCTCCAAACACCAATCACCAAACACCAAGCACCAATCTCCATACACCAAACAACAACAGGTGTTTTACCAATGGCTAGGAACCATCAAGTTTTAGCCGAAGAATTTATCAAGGCTGGTGTCATGGTGAGCGACGCGGATGAAAATTTTCAACAGTTACAACAATTAAATCCTGAGCTGATTGAGATTCAGGAGGCTATTAGCCAAGCGCTTGAACAAAGGAAGAAGAAATCCAGTGCCACACCAATCAACCCCGGATATGTCCTTGCGATCCTCAAGGCCAACCGAAAAAAGCCCGCCTCTGAATTTGATCCTTGGTGGGTGACGCATGAAGGCATTGATCGAAAGGGTCAGGAGCTACAACTGAGGCCGCAGGGTAATGAGAGTTATGACTCTTTTAAAACCAGGATCTTCAGGGTTGTTAGAGAGCGATCAGAGGTAAAAAAATATGGGGAGAATTAATGAGGGTATTTAACGGTAGACCAGAGCTAGAGATGGACAAGCCTTCTTCTAGCCATTTGGATATGGATGATGTGCCTATTGGTTCGATTGTAAAAACTCCGAGTGGTAGGGTGGGTGTCGTGATCAAGCATCGCGGGGCTGAGAGTAAGCTGGACTTATTCCAAAGAGTGGTGATCAGGTTTTATGACCCTCGTGGTGACTCCGTGGTCTTGCAACCCCACTTGCTAACAATCATCGGTAGTTGTACTGAGACCAAGAGTGATTTGAAAAAATGAAAATAATCAAAGAGGATTCAAACAAACCAAGTAATGGTCGAGGTGGTTATCGCCAAGGGGCAGGCAGGAAGGCAGGCAGCGTCACCAGAAAGACCAGGGAGCTTGCAGAGCAGTTTATTAAGAGTGGGGCAGCAACTCCCCTTGAAGTGATGATTAAAACCATGCATGAGCTTTTGGAGGCCGCTGAACATATTAATGCGGAGTCAGAGAGTGATGTTGGCGCAGTGAGTGAAGAAAGGGTCAAGTTATTGAACATGGCAGCAACAATCGCAAGATACGCTGCGCCTTATCTTCATCCGCGTCTGAGTGCAATTGAGCATACCGGCAAAAATGGAGCGCCATTACAGTCTGGGGTATTGGTGGTGCCACAAACACTCAGTGCTGCTGATTGGGAAAAGACATCGCAGAGCTAATGTTAGAAACTACCAAGACTGTTTGGGCGCCATTGCCTGGCAGCCAAACACTATTTTTAACTTGCCCGATCTATGAAGCTTTGCTCGAAGGAACCCGAGGAGGTGGCAAAACAGACACATTGCTGATGAGCTTTGCTCAATATGTGGGCAGAGGCTTTGGTGAGCATTGGCGAGGCACATTGTTTCGTTTGACTTACCCGCAGCTAGCCGATGTGGTGGCTAAAAGTAAACGATGGTTTTATCAAATATTTCCGGGTGCCAAATTTAACGAATCTGATTACGTGTGGAAGTGGCCAACTGGGGAGATGCTCTACTTTAGGTATGGTGCTAGCGAGGATGACTATTGGAACTACCATGGTCATGAATACCCCTGGTTAGGGTTTGAAGAGCTCACCAACTGGAGAAGCCTGTCTTTCTATGAGGCGATGCACTCAACCTGTAGATCATCCTTTCCGGGGATGCCCAGAATGATCAGAGCCACGTGCAACCCATTTGGTGTTGGTCATGGGCCAGTCAAACAACGATTCAAGATTGGTGAGGTGGCAGCTGGACAGGTCATCAGAGAAGAGGGCATGCAGCCAAGGGTGAGAATTCATTCAAGCATTTATGAGAACACCCATCTGCTTAATAACGACCCTAACTACCTATTAAGCCTACAGTCTCTGAGTGACCCCAACAGAAGAAGAGCTTGGCTGGAGGGGGATTGGGATATCCATGTGGGTAGTTTCTTGGAGTCTGTGTGGAAGCCCAGTGAACATGTGGTTGAACCATTTGCTATACCCACCAACTGGAAAGTATGGCGATCGATGGATTGGGGATATGCAAGACCCTATGCCATTTACTGGTTTGCACTTTCCCCTGATGGCGTGCATTACATCTGGAGAGAGTTGTATGGCCATGGTGATAAAGACAACACCGGCACAAGAGAAGATGCCACCATGGTTGCCGACAGAATCAAAGCAATTGAAGAGCATGATCACCGCCTTGGATATGAATATCGTATGAACCCAGCTGATCCATCCATTTTTAGCAAGATAGGTGCAGAGCGATCAATAGGACAGATATTCAGGGACAAGGGTGTTAAATGGGTGGAAGCCTACAACGCACCTAGAAGTCGGGTGAATGGCGCACAAGAACTTATCAGGCTTTTATCGGAGGGGCGCCTAAAGATATTCTCAAGCTGCAAACACTGGCTAAGAACGGTCCCCCAACTACCACCCGACAGAATCAATCTTGAAGATGTTGATACAGACGCCGAAGACCATGCCTGGGATGCGACAAGGTATGGGGTGATGAGGGTGAGAAGGACTTTTGTAGAGTAAGTTGAATTCCAAGTAACATACCATCATGCTGAAAATAGAATTACAAAATACTGAGAATCTTAAAGAGCTATTTAAAGATTATGCTCAGGGTGGATTTGAATCAATTACTGATCTGACAGACGTTCCAGTAGGATTTTCGATTCAAAAAAAATACCCATCAAATATCAAATTTAAGCCAGCACTCACTAAAAATAATGAACATGACAGCGTTGCTGTAATTTGGGTTGTTTTCGATAAGGATATTCACAAAGAATTATCTAAAAGACCACTTCGCATAAGAGTTGCGATGCTTAGTAAGTACCGATCAAAACATTTTGACTATGACTTTGATGATGAAGAATGTCCAACTTTAGAATCCCTTGAAGAGAGTAAAAAATCAAAGCAGCCATTAGATTTTAATTTTCACAGTGACTATTTCTATGACTCTGAGACAGGAAAGATAGTAAAGAAAAGTGGATGTGAAATCACAGGGGTTGAGGTTCTAAATGAGGTGTATAAAACGCATTGTGATTCTGTTCACCCAATAATTGGTGCTCCAGTAAGAGTTGCCTTGGGTTTGAAGTTGGCCTCTATACGTTGCCTAGATAAAATCATTGCCGCTTGTAAATGGGTGTTGATTAATATCTTCGGTAGAACATTTACTGAAGACTATACGAAGAGTAAACACCTTGATGGCTACGATTTATCTGATTTTGGTAAGTCAAATATAGATTCTATTGAACTTGCAGGTTATAGGGCGTCAAAAAGAGTCATCCTAATTTATTGCTTTGTAATTATTTTATTTTCATGGATCTTTATAAATAGTGACATTTCAGAAACGCTCAATGAAATTTTAAAAAATGAATTTTTAACAGTTGTACATGGATTGTTCTTGTTGATCATTTTCGATCTCATGATCCCTTATTTAATTATTAAATTAATTAACCTCTTAATAAAAGTAAGAAAGTCCTACCTGAATTGGCTTCTTAAAGCCTGAGTCTTAAAACAAATATCCGGCAGCACCTAGAATTGACTTTATAAATAGGTGAATGTCATCACACAAACATCAAACACCACACCTACCCAATGAGTTAGCCAAAAAATGGTCTGCACGCATCAGGCATGCAAGACGGCACTGGGACACATTTCACCAAAGGGTCAAACACAACAGATCGACTGTTGCGGGATTTAACTGGCACCTAGACCCAGCAAGCAAAGACTTCTACGGTAAACGTGCAAACTTAATACATGGAACCATTTCAGCGATATTGCCCAACATCTATGCGCGCAATCCTGAGATCAGTACAACGCCCTTACATGGAGGCACAAACCTAAAACTCTTTTGCAAAACACTTGAAACAGTTACTAACCGGTCATTAGAGAAAGCAAGGCTAAAGAACCGAGCCAAATCTACCCTCAGGAGTGCATTAACGACCAGTTTTGGTATTTTGAAAGTGACCTACCAAAGAAACATGGTCACTGATCCTATTATTGATGAGCGCATCAATGATGCGCAAGATAACCTCCTAGCAGTGGAAGAGTTACTAAAGGATCTTGAGGACCCAGCACAAAGAGAAGAGCATGAAGCCAAGTATGCTGAACTCATGGAACTCCTCAGCTCTCTATCAGAACAGGCTGAAGTAGTTAACAGTGAGGGATTGGTGATTGACAGAATCCTCACAGAAAATCTACTGATAGATCCTTCGGTATGCGAGTTTTGGGATTACACGGATGCTGACTGGATGTGTCAGGTAGTCCCCATGAAAAGATCCCAAGCTGAGGCTCTCTATAAGGTGCCGCTCAATAACGTCAAACTCTATCAAACTGGTGCAACAGGGCAAAACTCCAAAGGTCATCGATTGGCATCCTTGGGCATGGGGGCTGTATTACCAATTACTGATGATCAGCAGATTGCCGTACTTGAGATATGGGATAAAACGACTCAACGTATCTACACCATGGCCGAGGGCGCGGACTTCTGGTTAAGAGAGCCCTATGCCCCTGCAAAAGTTGGAGAGCGCTGGTACCCATTCTTTTTGCTACCCTACCAAGTGGTTGATGGGCAGTTTGTAGGCCCAAGCTTGGTAGATCTTACTGAAAGACTTCAGGATGAGCACAACCATGCCAGAGATCGATTCAATAAACACCGTGATCTTTGTATCCCTGGGTGGGTGGCCAGTGCTGAGATAAATGAAAAAACCATTAAGAAATACAAAGACTCCGCTTTTGGTGATGTCATCATTTTTGACACAGAAGGAAAAACCCTTAATCAGGTAATACAGCCAAAAGAGCATCCCAAAATTGACCCGATTGTTTATGACACCAACGGGGTCAGAAACGATTGGGAACAGGTCACAGGATTACAAGACGCGGCACGGTCAACCATTGTTAAACCTAAAACTGCCACAGAGGCCAGCATCATGCAAAGGGCGTTGTCAGGTCGTATAGGGGAATTCAAAGACCAAGTAGAAGACTACTTACAAGAAATCGCCCAATACGCTGCGCAAATCCTTTTGCAAGAACTCAGTAAAGAGCAGGTGGAATGTTTCATGGGAAACCATCAAGTAAGAACAGAGAAGCTTGATGGAAAAACTAAAAAGACAATCATCAAATCTTATGACTGGCCAGAGCTATCCAAAGACCAAGTCTTTGAAATGGTAGAGATGCGCATCAGAGCTGGCACCACAGGGGCGCCAGATAAGTTTGAACAACAAGAGAGTTGGATCAAAGTCTTGCCCTTCATAGAGGGCTTGGTACTCCAAATTATTAACCTGCGACAGCAAGGCATAGAGCCTGAGCCACTGATCAACCTTCTTAGAGAAACTCTGCACCGCTTTGATGATCGGATCGATGTTGAGTTATTCATCCCAAGCGAGATTCAAGCAGGTAAGCAAGGTGATGTTGCTGAGAAGCCAAGTATCCGCTTAGAGCCCATGCTGGTTAAAACCATCTATAGAAAACCCGTAACCAATCAATATTTAAACGAAGAGGAGGAAGTGAATGAAAAGCACCCACACAACTGAAGTAACTGATACGGATGTTCAAGAGGCCGAACAACTGCCAGTAACGATGGCCGAGCCAGTATCTGAGCCAGTAACAACTGAGGAATCAGTTGAGCCTAAAGCTGAAGTAATGCAGGAACAAAAAGCGGTTGAAATAAAAGCAGTTGAGGTAAAAACAGATAAGAAGACTAATTTCCTGGATGAGCTAATTAAGGCTAAGGGTGAGGAAGTCGATCTAGAGGTAAAGCCCAATCCTGAGGGGGATATTGAGTTCTACGATGAGGTCAAATCCGATCGTGGGCGTGATCGCATGAAAAAGATCCTGATGCAAAAGAAAGATCTAGAGAAACAAATAGAAGACTTAAAAGAAGCTCTGAATAAAGCAAATACAAGCTCACCGCCAAAGGTAACCAGCGAGGTTACTGAGCAACCACCCATTAAGCATAAAAAGCCTTTTAACTACGAGATTGCTGTGACCCACCTAAAAGACTCCTTGGATCATTACTTAATTGATCACAAGGATGAGTTTGATCATGCCGCCAAGATGAGATTGATCGCTGACTATCTCAACAACCCATTCATCCTGCACTCTTTCTTAAAAGAGCATGATGAATCTGAGATCAGGGGTGCAATCAGACACATCTATCAAACGCTTCAGTTACCTAGGGCGACTGTGGCTAAGTATCAGCCATTGCATGCCCGAACAGCATCACTGGGGGCGCCTCTTAACAGCTCACTAAGCCCAGTCGATAGGATTGCTCAACATCTGAGCAATATGGGCATTTAAAGGATCAGTAACTGAGTTTAGGCAATACTTTTTTGAGTGTTTCTGAGAATCTTGAGAATGCACCTTCGAAAGTGGGTGCGTTCTTCTCATACACCATCACCTCGATAAATTTATCGTAAGTTCTTTTTGTATCAGGATTGCTTAAAGCGAACTTCATGGCTTTGTTGATTTCACCAAAAGCATCATTTACAAAAGCAGGGTGCTGACGCGCAAAGTCTTTGCTATCTTGTTCGATCACTTTATTAACAAGGCTTGCTAATGAAGGTAGATCACCATTAAGGATTTCTGGGTTCTTATCAGTGATTTGGTAAACGTCATACAAATGACGAACCAAAGCACTATCAGGCTCTTCATCTGTTTTACCCATTGATAGCGCAAGCCTGCGCGGGAATGTAATTAACTTTTCAGCCAATGCTTCTTTTAAATCAACGCAAGGAATATTGACTGTTGGTCCGGTGCTGATTTTGGCAAGAGAATCAAAAAGTAGGGTGATATCTTTAGCTTGTTTAGGTAGGCGTAAGGGGCTGTAGCTAACTTCTAGTTTTAAGTTGGCTCTCATGCCTGGGCTGACTTCAAAGTGGGCGCCGTATTGAATCTCGAACTCAATAAATTGGTTTCCATCCTTGCCATCTTTTGTGATGAAGTCAGATTTAAAGCCAGCTTCGTTCAAAGCTGATTCGATATCTTTCTTTAGAAGGCTCATCTTTGATTTAATCAGGCTCTTAGTGGCTGCGCTCTTGGCTTTTGGATTTGTCTTGATATCAACATCTTCAGACACTCGATCAAGTAAGCCATAAGCTTTAGAAAGGCAGGTGCCACCACAGAACACCAGCTCAAAGTCTGGGTTATTGATTTTGCTGATGGCAACTAAGACATCGGTCACCAGATAGTCTTTTTCGAGCGCGAACTCCGAGATGCCAAGATCTAGCTCATTGATAACATCAATAACTTGACGCTTCTGTAGATCGTTAATTTTTTTCATAAACCAAACTACGGCTACCTAGCGATAGCTTGCGGCAGACTCTAGCTTTGCCAATGTTAACAATAGGGAGCATAGGAACTTGGGTGCTTTCCCCACTTATAAGGGCTTGCATATCTTTTCCAGGACTAACTTCAATACCAAGTCTCTTCATGGCTTCCATGCCAATATTCACGAGGCTACCATCTGGTACTGGCTTGCCTGAAATAGTAGAAGGGCGCGCCTTTACATAGGTGCCATAACCAAGGCGAAGAATGCGACCTTCATCTAATAACTCTTTAACCACGCGACACACTTGGCGGTAGTTGCCAAAGCGATTGAACTCTTCGCGCAAGAAAACATTATTTTTTGACGTTCTTAGGCTAGCCAAGATGCGATCTTTGCTGGTTGCTTTAGCCATCGTGGCCTCCTTTCTTTATGATGTCATTCATTATACACAAAAATATGACGTCAATGTCACATTTTTGTATCAATAATTATTTAATAAGTATATATAAAACAATGGTTTAGTAATATTAAATCAATTTAATTAAATTAGGTATATTACTCAAATTTAGATGCTCTTATTCAGTCAAGGGCGCACCAAAGGGGCGGCTTGCGAACCCTTGACGGCCACGGATAAAAAACGCTGTCTTTATGCCCGAGGTGGCACTAAGACACATTGGGCATAAAAGTAAAGAGCGGATCTTCTCGCAATAGTCTAAGTAAACCTAGCGATAGTATTAGGTGAAGCAACTTTAAATACCAAGGATTGTGAAGTTGAGCGCTCTAGCGCTTGGGGAACATTTGCATATATTTCTTTGCTAATTGAGCAAGCTCATGCTCTCCATTTTTAAGACTCAACATCTTGGGTAGTAAGCCTTCCTTTGTTACCCTAGGGTAAAGCATTCTTTTTGCTCTAGTAAGTGCGACATAGCTCAATCGAGGATTGCTCCCAAGCATAGCTACATCCCCCATAGACTCGACAACAACTGCAACATTGTTAGCTCCAAGTCCTTTTGCTGTGTGAATTGTTCGGATATTAATTT